CTCCCGCCATGCCGCAGCAGGCAGGCCCCGACCCGTGGGGCGGCAGCGGATTCGACGGATTCGGACAGCCAGCAGGAGAACCGGCGTTCTGATGCCACGCAACCGACAGTCGGCCAAAAAAGCCGGAACGGCAATGGAAACGGCGGTGGAACACTACCTGCAATGGGCGTTGAACGACCAACGCATCATCCGCCGCCGTCTCCACGGCAGCAACGACCTAGGCGACATCGCGAACATCTTCTTCCACGGACAGCCGGTATGCGTGGAAGTCAAGAACACCAAACGCCTCGACGCCACGAAACACTACAACGAGGCGGTCGAGGAGGCCGGAAACCTTGACAGCCCCTACCCGTGGGTCGTGCAGAAGAAGCCACGCGTCGGCCTGTCCACACTCGAACGAATCGGCCAACAGCTCGCATACACGGATCTGGAAACCTACCACACCATGTGCGCGTTGGCCGGACGGTTCACTGAAAAATTCGACATCGACCTCATCGGGCGGAGCAGACAATACGTCTGCATCACCTTGGAGAACCTAACCCTCATCCTCAACGACGGACTGCCACTCGGACCGGAAGGACAATCATGACCGCGATAGTCGTCACATGCGCCCTCATCGTCAGTGCCATCGGATTCGTCATCATGCTCGGCTCGTTGAACCTCATCGACCGTAACAGGCCGTCAGGCGACTGGCTGTGGATATTGGGCATGACCCTAGTGGAGGGCGGTTCGATAACCATCCTCATCGACATCGGGATAGGACTCATGACATGACGGGAGAATCTGAAGTGAGGGACGGCTACACCCGACTCGACAACGGATTCTGGGCCGACGCGAGGATATGCAGGCTCCGCGACGAAATGCCAAGAGCGGCGCTCATCTACGTCATGGCATTGAGCTGGTGCAGCTGCAACCTCACGGATGGAGACATCGACACCGACCAGCTGACGTACACGCTTGGCGCATCCGAACAGGAGATCGAAACCCTCATCGACATCGGCCTGTTCCAACAGACCATCACCGGCGTGCGCATCAACGAATACCAGTCGAACGGGAACCACACCAGAAAAGAACTCGCCGACCGGACGGCCCGCAACACGGCAAGCAAACGCCGAAGCCGCGCACGACAGGCATCCGACGACAAGTATTCCGCCGATTTCGAAACCTTCTGGAAAGCGTATCCACGACACGTTGACAAGCGTCCCGCCTGGAAAGCATGGAAGAACGCCATCCAAGACACGGGCGCGGACACCATCATCAACAGCGCACGAGCCTATGCCAGACAGGTCGAGATCGAAGGAACCGAACCCAAATACGTCAAATACGCGGCCACATGGCTCAACGCGGCGGGGTGGGAAAACGAATACGACATCCGACCAACCCTCACCCTCCGCACCAATCCGACCATGATGAGCCGCAACGAATCGAACCGCATGGCGAACCTCAACAGGGCATGGCAGTACATGAGCGACGAGGAACGCCAACGGGCGATGGGAGGAACAGGATGATAACCAAAGGAGAGGCCGCGATGCTGCTGACCACGATCAACGCGCATCACGGCAACGCCCAATGGGACGACCTGCAATTGGACGAGTTCTACCGCGAACTCGACAAGCGCAACAACATCCAAGACATGCGTACGGCGGTCGTGAGATTCTACGCGACCAAACCGGACAAGTGGATGCGTGCCGCCGACATCAACATCCTCTGCAAGAAAATTCGCGCAAGCCGGATTCCCGACGAGAACACCATCCAACAGCTCGCCGCCAAGCATCACGTCACGGCGGACGACTATTGGGAGTTCAAACGTCGCGTCGTCTTCGGCACCGCGCGGGAAGCCCGAGAGTTGGGCGAAGCCGTCAGCAAGGCCCTCGAACAGGCCGACCGTCCGCAAATCGCATCCAAGCCCATCGCACGCCAGCCAACCGTGGACGACGATCTGGGAGACCTGTTCAAAACACCATGAGCAAATGGAAGGAAACCAACAAGTACGGCATCCGTGAAAGCAAAGCCGCCTACTGGCGTTACACGCGTCGGATGGACAAGGAAGCCGAAATCCTCAAGGAACTCGAACCTCAGCCCCCCACGCATGTGGACCTGACCGGACTGGAAACCTATATCCAACGATTACGTGAATCCAAGGAGCCAACAATGGACGACAATTATCTCATCTGGTTCGATGTCGAAACCAGCGGACTCGACCCAATGTCCGACAATCTACTGGAAGTCGAAGCCAGAATCACCGACATGAAGGGCCTTCAGGTGCCATTCAACGACGACCCCCTGATATTCCATAGGGTCATCCGTTTCGATGACAACACGCCAATCCGCGCGTTCAACAGCACAACCATCGACATGCATTCCAGAAACGGACTCATCGGCGAATGCATGAACGCGAAAGACACGCTCAAAAACGTGGACAAGCAGATGGCCGTCTGGCTCATCGACACGGGCCTCGACCCCGGTCTCATGCATCCAGCCGGAACCAACGTCCACTTCGATATCCGATGGCTCGACGTGAACATGCCCAACACGAGCGGCATCCTCCACAAGCTCAGCCACCGGCGACTCGACCTCACCAGTTTCCGCCTCTTGCGACTCGCCCACTGCGGCGACCCATACGATTGCGTCCACGAACCCACGCATCGCACAACCGACTGCCTCAACCGAGACATCTCCGAATACAAAACCATCATCAACCAGCAAGGACAGTGAAAATGACCCTAGAAACCCTCGAAATCCAACCGCTCACCCCAAACGCCACAATCACCCGCGCCCACGACGCGGACGCCGGACTCGACCTCCACTGCATCGAAGACTTCCACATCGACGGACTAGGCCGCATCACAGTGGGAACCGGCATCGCGATCAACCTGCCCGAAGGCTACATGGCACGAGTCTGCCCACGTTCCGGCCTTGCCAGGAATTACGGCATCGACATCCTCGGCGGCATCATCGACGCCGGATACCGTGGCGAGATCAAAGTCATCCTGCATAACACGTCCACCAGCCGCATCAACTTCCGTTGCGGCGACCGTATCGCGCAACTCGTCATCACGCCGGTGGAAACCCCCAGAATCCGCAAGGTCGTCGAATTCACCGACACGACGGAACGTGGAGGAAACGGATTCGGTTCGACCGGACGATGAACAACAGGAACCAGCCATGAAACGAAACGTCTACACCATCCACGGACAACGATTACGAAACACACAAGCGTCAATGCTTGTCCACATCGTCGAAACGCATCGAATGCCATCATCCGCATTCTACGCAAAACCGTTAGCCACGTTAGGTTCCCTCATCGACAGGAATCTCATCATCCCCCTCGCGGACGGCACCTACAAGCCAACCAAGCAAGGCATCGAGACCGCCGACGCGATCAAACGATTAGACAAGGAAGAGCCAACACGACGGCCAAACATCGTCCAACGTGGCATCAACCGAAACTTCAACAAGTACTGGAACGACTACTACTCGCATCCACTCACATACGAATACCACCCGACATTGGAAACAATCTGCGAAAGGAACCGATGATGCAGACACTCAGCCCGAAACAGCAGGAAATGCTCACTGACGTGAGCAACATGCAAGGCCAATACCAGGCCGTCGATAACCAGACCGGCAGGGCGCTGCTCCGCAAGAAGCTTATCCGCCAAGTGAACGACCGGTTCGAGACGACCAAGGAAGGCGAACGACTGCACATGGAAATCGTGGACCAGGCATTCGAGAAGGCAAGGATGGTGCTAAATGACTGACAACATAAATCCAAGCCACTACAAGGACGGCCCATTCGAGTGCATCGAACTATCCAGGCTCCTTAGTTCCGACTGGGGCCAAGCCGTGCAGTATTGCTTCCGCTGGCAGCACAAGAACGGTGTCGAAGACCTCAAGAAGGCGCTCTGGTTCATCAATGACGCAATCACGCATAATGTGCCGTTCTTCGCCGCGTGCTGCAAACGGAACGCCGACATTCTCGAAGCTCAGGCAATCAGGCTTCTTGGCATCCTACAGGCCGAGAACTGGGCTGATCTTGAACAGTTCTGGCGGAACCTCAAGTGGGGAGACCGCGTGGACGTGCTCGAAGCCCTCACCGAAAAGATCAATGAAATCGAAAAGGAAGGAAAGTAATCATGGAACACATCGTGCAGTTCGCCATCAACATTGACGACAAGACCATCCAGAACCGTATCGAGGAACACGCCTACACGGACGTGCTCAACAAGCTCACCAAAAACGCCGTGGACAGTGTTTTCTCATACACCAGCGCGTATTCGCGGGACATCATGTGGAAGAACTTGATGGAGGACGCTTTGCAAAGCTTCCTCGAAGAACGCAAGGACGAGATCATCAACAAGGCCGCGAACATGCTCGCCGACCGGTTCCAACGGACGAAGAAGTATCGGGAAGCCATGGGAGACGCCATCGAAAAGGACGGTGAGTGATGGATAAGACGCGTGTGGCCCTCACGGCGATCAGCTGCATCACGGTGGTCTTGATTTTATTCATTTGTGGAATGTCACCCAATATCGACAAGAAGACCAATGCGGGTTTCCAAATGGAAACGGTCAAGACCGGTGACGTGACATGGGCCTGTCTGAAGCATAACGGCGAATACATCGGCTGCAACACGGTGGAGACGGTCAAATGAATGTTTTCGCAGGCAAGACCGGCTACATCGTCTGGCCGCAAGGCGATACGGGAGTTCACACATGCCGTGTGTACGACTCACTGGATGAAGCTGAGAGCGCGGCACGTTCCAAAGCCGACTTCTACCACAGGCCGTATGAGGTGCGTACCGCTTATGAGAGTCCGGCAAGAACCATCAGAATAATTAACCCAAGGAGACACCAATGAGCGACAGAGTGAAAGTCGGCACGAGCAAGGTCACGTTCCGTGTGCGCGCGTTCGACTATCCGCAGATCGAACTCGCATCCGTCGAAGTGGATGTGCCGATGTACACGAAGACGGACAACAAGCTCGACAACATGCAGCAGGGACATGTCAAGGTGGACGTGCCGGACGGTTTCAACGAGAAGGTCAAAGACGCATTGCATGTGTTCGCGGACATTCTACAGGCATCGTTCAACGAAGAAGGAGAGTGAAATGTTGAGAAGCATTGATTTCAAAACAATGCCTTATCTATTCACTGACAAGGCTGGCACTTGTCTGACCGTGGAGTTCGACGGGAGGGAACTGGATGACATCTACAAGCAGGTGAAGGCCATGCACGATCAGGAGCATCCGTCTGATGGCATGCCCATCGAACCAATGGAACCGGGCTGGTATATGACTCGGGATGGTGAAGACCTGTTGAGCTTCGACGGTGACGCATGGCATATCCACAATCTCGGTGGTGCGGAACCGTTCGCTGACGGTGATCTGGAAACGATGGACTGGAGCGTGGTCAAACGAACGTTCGATGCTGACTCATTTCCTTTAGTTCCAGTCAATCCAAGGAAACCGAATATGACAGGGGAGTCCACGAATGTTCAATAGAAAGCATAGGGAAGTCCGATACGTCAAATGCCCGTACTGCGGCAGAAACCCAGTCATCATGCAAGGCCGCAGCATCACGGACAAGAACAAGATGGTCATGCATTACGAGTGTCCAGAAAATCATCTGACCACCGGTGACACGCCATATCCACGCGAAGCATTGGATCTTTGGCTTCTCGCAGTAGGCAAGGTGCTGAAAGTCGATGATGTGATAAGCGACTACTTCGCCAAAAGCAAAGGAAGGGGACAGGACGATGACCGAGCATGAGGAATACTGCGTGAGCATCCGCAAATCCTACATAATGCCCGACCACACGCTGGGAGGATACACGGTGACGTTATGGAGTTGGAGCAGTCCCGACGAAACATGGTGGTATGCGGCAGTGCGCGAATACCTGTTCGCGGACTACAACGGCAGTCGTAGGAAGGCGTTACGGCAGGCGAGACGGGCCGCTAGAAAACTCGCCGGAATATTCGACTGCACTAACCATGACACCAACGAGGAAGGAATGTGGCAATGAGCGACGTGCATGAATCATTGACGGACTGGCGGACACTGCTCATGAGCACGCTCGCCGGGCATAGGGCGATAGTCCAACTCGACGAGGGCACGATCATCGACGGCTATCTGGAATACATGCCGTCGAAGCTCCGTAAGGAGCTACGAGGCGCGACAGAAGGAATCCGCGAATCATTGACGGTCGAAGGCGTGCATCAGCCGGTAATCATCAGCGTGAATGCCGGTGAGAAGCATCTGGCCAATGGGGTGAAAGCCGTGAACATCCTTAAGGAGATGAGCGCATGAGTCTTACCGAAATCTGCTGGAACATTTCAAGCGTTTTCATCGTCATCGTCTTGGGTGTGATGGCGGTATTGGCGATGCTGACATTGTTTGCGATAGTGGCGGCGATATCCACTTCCAATCCACAAGACAAGGAGGAACACCATGGTAACGAACGTGAGTGAAAAAGACAAAGCATTGCAGGAAGTCATCGACTGGTGCGAGCAGCGTGAGATCGAAGGTCTGCGGCTTGCAAACGCTCTTCTGATGCAGCGTGACATGGCCGCATATGGTGTCGTTAAGGGACAAATCAACGCATACGACAAGGTCGCCGACCACTGCCGTTCCATGCTCAGCGACAGCGGCTCTACGCCGTCCTATCTCAACTATGAAGACATCGATGACAGCAGCCCGGACATGCACCCACAGGTTGGCGACTACGGTGTGGCCATCCGAGAGAACTCCCACGGTCAGGAGGAAATACCGTTCCACATCGAACGGGAGGAACACACCGGACTGCCGGTAGCACTCCTGAACATGCAACTGGAGGCGAAACCGGAAGACGACATAGACGATGGACAGTACGTGAGCCTGTTCCAGCTCTATTTGGACGGCTTTGTGCTGAGTCGGACGGGCCGAAAGCGGAACAAAGACGCGGAGGAATAGTCATGTGGTTCAAACGCAAACACAACGAATACGGGTGTCCAATGTGCGGCAGGCTACCGGTAATCAAGGGAGCGGAAACGAGGGAATACCAGGAGAGCCGTAAAACAACACTCACCATCTACCGGCTCCAATGCCCACTTGGGCATATCTCTACCAGCTGGTTCAGTTACCCCGCATACGCAAGCAGACAGTGGAAACAACTAGTAGACGAATACAAGAAGAAGGACACGAAATGAGCAGTCAATACAAGGTTTGCTCGCTGTTTTGGGAGCATTGTGACGGCTACTATCGCTTAAAAAACCAGGGGAGGCTTGAAGAGCTGCTGAGCGATGGTTGGGAGATTTCACGGGTGGATACCATGTCGCCAACGAACTTTCCATCTGGCGCATTCGGCGCCACGAACGTCTACATTCTCGAAAAGCAAAACGAGGAAAAGCAAAACGAGGACACGAAAAAGAACAGTGTGTTAGAACCCCTCCCGCATGACACGGGTCTACGTGTGGGACTCCTCCCGCATGACATGGGTCTACGTGTGGAACTCGATACGAACGAAACATGCTACCTGAAAAGCGGATGGAAAGAACGCGGGGACGGTATCTACGGGCTTGCTGTGAGTTATACGGATGGTTCCGGCATCGTATCCGTTTCGCGGCCTGACAAGCCTGTTCCCATCGCAATCATGAACAGCCACGTGAGGCTAGCAGTCTCATTCGATGAACATGAAACCGAAACCACCAGGCAAAACGAGGATACGAACATGAAGGAGACAAACCGATGAACGACGATAAGCAGCATGCGGTGTGGCGTGAAAGCATCGAAAAATACGGCAAGGAGACGCAAAGCATCGTCTGCATGGAGGAATGCTCCGAACTCATCCAAGCCGTCAGCAAGCGTCTTCGCGGCAAGCCCGACGCCACCGACAATCTCGCGGAGGAAATGGCCGACGTGACCATCTGCCTGTACCTGCTCAAGGAAATGTACGGCATCACCGACGCGCAGTTAAATGAATGGATCGCACGCAAGACGGCAAGGCAATACGAGCGAATACAGACCGATGACCCATTCCTGAAAGGCGAGGACGCGGAATGAGCGACTACCGCGATGGATACATGCAGGCCATATGCGAAATAGGCACAATCGCCTATGAAAGAGCGGCAGAAGCCCGCCGCCGAGAAGGACTGGCATATGAGGCCGAGGAATACGAGAAGGAGTCATTTTGGCATGCGGTGGCCGTCACCGCCGAAATGTTCTACGACTACTGCCAAAAACGACGCGACAAGGAGGACACGGAATGAGCAGGGCCGAGACTACCGCCATGCTGTCCAAGCTGGTGGAGAAGCGGTTGAGGAATCGCGTGAGCTTCTGGGCTAGCGAAGTCAATTTCGACTTGGGGACTCCGAACAACCGACGTATCGACTACATCGGGTTCAAGCCTTTCACGCCCGGCTACGTGCTCGAACCAAGCAGTGTGGAACTAGGCACTTTCTCTTGCTATGAAGTCAAGTCATGCATGGCTGATTTCAAATCGGGTCACGGGCTGACTTTTTACGGTGACGAAAACTATCTAGTCACCACGCCTGAGCTTGCAGATGAACTGCGCGTGAGCCACCAGATTCCGCGAGACATCGACCAAGTGCTGGTGCCCACAACCAAAGGGGACAAGCTCAGATGCCTATACGACGTGTCCTATGGAGACAAGCGGAATAGCTACAGGCGGCGTCCGGCAAGCGAAATGCTGTACGCGATGATAGAAGCGAACGGAAAGAGGACGAATTGAGCATCGCAGAGGATGAAGCTGAGAAAACGTATCCGACCCGCTACTGGGATGGAACTCGTATCAAGGAAGAGATTTTCTGTGACACGGACGATTTGCAGGAAGCGTACCTGCGTGGCCGTAACGCACCACCGGCTGACGCCGAAGTGGAGGCCGTGGCGAAAAAGCTGATGTGGTGGGCCAGTGCGCCATTCTGGGAAGACGTCATGCCCAGTGAGGACTGCTTCTGGAATCAGGCCGAGCCGGAAATGCGAGCCGATTATCTCAGGGGCGCTCGGGAAATGCTCGAAATCGCACGGAAGGCGGTAAACGAATGAGCAAAGACATGGAGAAGATTATGTGCATAATCAAGAAAGCGTCCTACGTGATCAACGCGATAGCGATGCTCGCAATCATCATCATAAAAATCATCGCCAACGCGGACCCTATATCCATAGCGATACTCTCGTTCCTCTGCGGAGCATACGTGATGATCGTGTCCGTCATACTGTACGACGAACACTTGGAGAAGGAATACGAGTGAGCCTACGGAAACAGGTCCTCCACTACGCGGACCTCGACTACGACGCGGACGAGATAAGCCGCCTACTGCACGTGGACAGGAGGCTCGTACTCCAAATCGAAGCCCACCGCAACGACCCCGAACCAGCCACGCCAACGGAAGGAGAACAGCCAACGCTAATCTGACACACACACTATACTAGACAAGTCGCCCAACGGTTGCAAACAAAGGGTTGAGGCAACAAGACCAAACACACCCAAAACGCAACCAAGGAGCCAACACTTGACGCAAACCACATGCGCGGCATGCTGGAAAACAACCGACGACAAGCATATCCTCTGCACATCCTGCGAAACCCAACTCCAATTCGATCTGCAATGGTTCGAAAACCACCTGCAAGACCTCGAATGGCGCACAAACCGCATGGACAAGACAGGCAACGGCGGAGGCGGCGGACATAACGGACTCGCCACCTCCCCGGCACCATTACGCGAAACCGCGTTCGAACTCATCGAAGGCAACGGCATGGACGACATTCCAAGCCTCCGTGACATCATCAACGAATACGCGCGATGCCTGAACGTGACCGCCCCATACGACCGGAAACTCGAAACACTCATCCGCAACATCCGGCTCACCGACAAGTGGAAGACCAGCAAGGCAACACCAACCTACACGCGAATCATCCACCGTATCCGACGCAAGGCCCAGGAACTCCTCGACTTCACCCTCGAAGACCAGATCATCATCGGCGAATGCCCGACCGACGACTGCCACCGCATCGTGAAAGTCATTCCAAACGCCACGTTCGCACCGAAATGCCCCGACTGCGGTCAAGTGTATCCGGTCTCCGCCATCCGTGAGAACAGGCGACACAAACTCCTCGCCACGCACATCACCGGCACGCAGACCGAAATCCGCAGACTGCTCCTGCAATGCGGCATCATCGTCAAACCCGGCACCATGCGCAGTTGGGTCAGCAGGGGAGACCTGAAACCCGTCACGCCGGTCAAAGACACGCGCAAGCAACGCTACCGGCTGTCCGACGTGTACAAGCTCGCCGTCAGAAACCCCGAAAAGGAAACGAACATTTGGATGCTCCTACAGGAAGAACAAGCATGAACATCGACCTCTCCAACCCGCCATACGCGGTCAAACTCAATGATCTCGGATTCGCATACTCGCACACCGACCATAAGAAAGGCATCATCGTCTACACTCACGCCGACCCCAGATTGGCCGGCTCCAAATGGATTGACCATGGGAACGACATGGAATGCATCATCGACTTCGAAGATGAGAACTGCATGAAACCATTTTCATTCACATTCAAGAACCTTCGCAACGGCGTCAGCAAAACCATTCAGGCAAGCAATCTCGCCCTAGTGGAAGAAGTCATCCGATGACCTCCACTATCAGCATCACCGACAAAGGCAAGACCATCACCTACCACGCGCATCACATGCGAGACCAAATCGAACCAGTCAAACAGTACGGCATGTTCGGAGAACGATTGGACGCCCGAAAGAAACTACACGTTCTAACCTTCTACACGGAGGATTGAATTGAACGTCAACCTCAAATGCTCGCCAATCCTACTGCTATTGTCCGGCGTGCTGGCACTCCTGAAGATCATGGGACAATTCCCATACTCATGGATATGGGTGATCGCACCCATTTGGATACCACTACTCGCACTGGCCGGTATCACAGTCATCCTGATAATCGCTTGGATTATCGGCGTCGTAGGCGTACTCATTCTCGAAAAGTTCGGAGACTAATTGCAGATCAGCGGCAACACCCGCAACGGGGATGTGGCGTGCGTCATCGACACGACACAGGACAACACCACCAAGGAGGCACAATGAAAGTACTCGACTTCACCAAGAGAACAGACAAACTGGTAGACAAGCTGCTAAAACTCGGATTCCATTATCAAAGCACCGACAAGGAAGAGCGTCCGCCAAAACCCCCACGGCTGATAACCACATGGGCGAACGTCATGAATGGCGTGACCCTGCAAATCATCGATACCTATGACGAACTCCGTGACGAAAACTACAAACGGATTACAATACCGCGCAAATACGTCAGGATAACCGATGATTGCACTAACATAAGCGTCACCATGTCGGTCGAAGAGTTCATGGAATTGGAACAGATCACGAACAGCCACGGCACCACATTCCCACTCCCGGAAACATCCAACGAAAACGGCCTTAACGAGAACTAGGAGGTCACGCGGAATGAGCGAGACAATCACAGCAGACCATCTGAACGCCACGCACTTAGGCAAGCGAATCACCATCAACGGCTTGCATGGCACCGTCGTGTCGGGCAAGCTGAAAGAAATCAGCGCCGACTACGCCATCATACCCAGTTTGACGTGTTACTTCCCCTACAAAGAAAACAAAACATTGGAGTACAGTAAGGACGTTCACATCATTCTGCACTTGTCTAACCAAGTCAACGACGATATCAAAGCAACCGTACGCGAGGACACGGAACTACAGATAGAGGATGAACAGTGACTTCACCAACCACCAAAGAACTGCTCATGCGCGTGATCGCCGTGGAATCACCGAAACTGTTCGACGGGTCAGACAGCGAGCCAATCGAAGTGACCTCCTACTCCTATCAGGAAGAAGAGCACCTCTGCGATACATGCGACTATCCGGAATTACTGCTCATAGGATACCGGACACGTGGCGGGAAAACGAAACATCTGAAGTACAAGTACTTCGACCTATCCGACCTGCTCAGAACATTAGACAAGTGGGACAGACAACACGACGATACGAGGGAGTCGGACGCATGAAATGGTTCACCAGCGACCTGCATTTCGCACACCCATTCGTGGCCGCGCTACGCGGTTACGCGCTACCCGGATACGCTCGCGACGAATCAATCAAACAACAGGCCGAACACGACGGCAGACAACTCAAGGATTGCGTTGACTGGCGTCGGCACGATGCCGACATCATACAAACGATAAACACATACGTCGGCCAGGAAGACGAACTCTACATCCTCGGAGACATTAGCTCCGGCAGCACGTGGAGCGTCGATCAGGCGATAATGCGCATCCAGAATCTACAGGTTCCACGCAAACGCAGACACTTGATCCTCGGCAACCACGAAATACACAGTTCCAGCCGAACGCTGGAAAAGTTGGCAAGCGTGTTCGGGGAAGTCGGAAGAGTCGGCATCACCGAAATCAGAGACGGGTGGGGCAACAATCCACACACGGTATTTTTAAGCCACTACCAATGGCGTGAAGACTTCACGCAAAGCAAACCCCTAGGCGCAGTCTCAACCAATTGGAACGCGCCGGAATTGGCCGAATACGCGCTACCATACGTGAACAACACGCTGCTCCTGCATGGACATACGCACGCGCATGACCCGCTTGAGTTCGGCAGACATCACAATGAGATCAACGTCGGATTGGACGCATGGTGGTTCGAGCCAGTCAACGAAGCCGAATTGGTGGACAATTGGCTACACGATGCGTTAAGCGTAGCTGAGTAGTCTACAATGGCATGATTATGCATTACATGGTAAACCCCCGCCTTCAGGCGGGGGAAGCCGTCAAGCGTCCTTCACGCAGGTGAACGAGAGAATATCACCATCGGTCTCACATTCAGACGTGAGACGATAACCGTTCTCTTCAAGAACCTTCTTAATATCGGGCGTGAAATCATTCTTCTCTCAATCATCAGGATCAAGATTCAGATAATCCACCTCGTTCTCATCATCATCGAAATCGATAGGCCCATCGAAAATGCGAATATGAAAACACACGTCAGCACCATTGGACAACGGATATTTCAAAATCTCATTATTCGGCTCCATCAAATCAACGTATGCATTAAAATCAGTCATTTCAACCTCCATGATAAAAAAATGTCAATCCTTGTATTATCGGTGTTTTAGCGAGTGTTCGCCAAACGTTGGAAACCGGCTTCATCATCCTCGGGATACCGGAACCGCGCTTCGATGCCCTGCGATTCAAGGATCGCGGCTATCTCCCTGCTGCGGGCATTGACGATGGCGTAGTCGCCTTTGTCCCGTCCGTAACGGTCGTAGTGTTCCTGCGAACGATAGTAGAGCAAGTCCACATGACTAGGCGCGTGCCCCTGCGTTTCCGTCATCTCTTCCACCGCATCCAAAGCGACCTCGACCGCTTCGACATGCTGCGTGAGCATACTTTCCAACCATGCCTGCACGTCTGCCGGTGGTTCCGCCTCGCCGGGCTTCTCCCAACGTTTCACCGTCAACACGGCATTGCTGAAACGGTCGGCAAGCATCTTCTGACTGATGCCGCATCGCTCCCTGGTCTCGCGGAACTGAGCCTTGGATAAGGTCATATCATTCTCCTATCGAGATTGTCCTGCACTTCAGTGTCCCAAAATGTGTTATACTCGAAATGTCTTTAAGACATGCTCCCCACGCTAGTGGGGATGATCCCATAAAAGATTTGGGATTCGTAGTGTTCCCCACACTGGTGGGGATTGGGCCGGTGTTTTTCACCGGCCTTTTTCATTACCTCCTCAGACGGAAGCGCCGTCACCGTCCTCTTTGGCGATTTTTGCCTTGAGCATGTCACGGATGCTCAGTTTCCTGCCGGAATCCTCCTTTTCCGCAGGCTTTTCCGCGGCCTTGATCTCCCTTCTGGCCTCCCAGAAGTCGGCTCGGTCGAAGAACATGATTTTGGGGTTGCGGCGTGCGTTGATCCAGTCGGACGCTTCGGTGATGTTGTCGGCGACCTTCAGCATGGCCTTCATGTCGAGCACGTCGTTTTTGTCGGCCGACCTCATGTCGGCCTTGGTCTTTTCGATGAATTCCTTGCGAATGTCGGTCGCCCATGCGACCTGTTTCTCGCTGCCATTGAGGTTGTTCATTTCAGTCTCCTTGAGTCTGTGGGGATGCTTTTATGCTTCCCGTTTGTTGATTCCAATATGTGGTGCGACGGTATCTTCTCACTCGTTGTCGCTGGCGTCGATGAGGAACGCTGCGTAGAACCTGCCGTTATGATAGGGTTCGCGCACTTTGAGCGTCGCGTTCGGATAGTCCCTGCCCATGATCGCCAATGCCTCGCGCTTCGCGGCCTTGAAGCCGTCTCCGCTATGATGTTCCATACGAAGGGAATGATGATGATAATAGCCGTCATTGTCCACAGTGTTCCAATCAAGAGTAGCCATCTGCACAGGCTGCTCGGCGTCGAACTCGTCTGCGGTGTAATCAAATTCGCGGGTAATCATTTCTTTCAATCTCCTTGTGATTGTGGGGATGCCTAGCGCCTCCCGTCTTATGGTTACAAGTATATGATACCAGTAGTATCATTTCAAGTTGGCGTGTCACCGACGATAAAACAAAACGCCCCGACCGAAGCCGAGGCGTCTTGCGACATCAAAACATGCCTGATATGTGATGTCAATCCACACATATTGCACATAATTTCAATCCACGCGCTTCGGATTGAGCCGAAGGTATTTCAACCGGACACTCGCCATTCCGGTGCGACAAAATCATTGTATCACATTTTGCTCGGGTCAGGCGTGCGCCTCTTGAGGGCTTCGCGCATAACCGTCTCGGCAATGTCATCACGGTTCTCAATCCACCATGCCGCCGACGTTTTGTTGGTGATCGTGGAGGTGACGGCATTGCAGCCAGCGGCGAAAACGACCGACTGTGGGGCGGTGGCCTTGGCTGGGATGCGTGCCACAAGTTTGCGTACCTGGTCGAGGATCTGGGCGATGCACTTGGCGCGAATGTCCTCAGCCCATGCGACCTGCTTTGCGCTGCCTTCCAAGGTGCAGGAGGCATTGGAGAGGATGTTGACGGCGTCTGCGGCTTCGTCGCCGAACTTTTCGACGATCATAGCGGCTTCCTTGTCCTTGCGGCGTCAACGTCGCAGCAGTATGCGCCGCACTTGTCGCAGGAGTTCAGGCAATCTTTGCAGAACGTGTTGCCGCAGATGTTGCATCGTTCCGCGCATTTGTCGCAGACGATGTTGTCGCATTTGTCGCACAGGTGGCAGTGGTCGCAGCAGAAGATGCCTTCGCATTTGTCGCATTGGTATAGGCAGTCTTCGCAATAGTTCTTGTGGCAGTGGTCGCAGGTGCCGTTGGCTGTTGGATTGTTGAGGGCGCAGTAGGTGCATTCGCAGTTGCTCATTTTGTCTCCTTGTTGTTTCCGTTTTTGCTGACATGATTGGTGCAAGTCCAGTTCGCAGGAATCCCGTGGTTGAAACCACGGGAGTGTCAAGAAGTTTGGGCGGGTTACGCCACTTCTATTCAACGGCATCGATCTGCTGCCGGAGTTCCTCTATCTCATTGGAAAGGATGGCGAGAAATTCCCGGTATTCGTAGAGTTCAACCGCCGCATCGATGGATTCGGCCTCCAGTTCGAACCGGCAGTCGCCGTCGTCGGTGAATGTCAGATCAGGAAAGTCGAACCATTGCCAGCTGCAACATTCCGGGTCGCCATGCCACCCGTTTTCGGTTTTGGTCAGCGTGTAGTGTTCCGTACCTTTGTAGTTGCCGTTCATGGTGTACTCCTTTTTAGTCCATGTTTAAAAAGAAAAACGTTGAAAACAAAGGGCGCGACACAATCACCACGCCCCGAAACTAAACAACCGAAACCAAGTCAGCAGCCGAAAAACGTGAACCGTTCCACAAGCGCCTTACGTGCCTCATCGCTGAAAGTCACGAAATAATCATGACCACTCGACCCGCACTGCTCACGCGAAACCTTGACAACCCGCCAAAAACGCTTGCTGAAAACCATATCGAACTGAGTGCTCTCGGGAATACCGTGATACGCGCTCGGGAACGTCTGAGCATACAAGTCAACGTGCACGCGCACGCCTTCAAGCGTCTTCTTCGGAATACCCAGCTTTTTTTCGACATGCGCGGCCGCCTTGTAAATGTCGTCCACGTCAATGGTACGAACGCGGCTACGCGACTGGATACGATCCAACGCCGCCTGAAGCGCCGCATTGTTCTTCTCGTTACCATTCAAAATAACCGGCTTGACAAGAGAAAAAGAATCACACATTTCAGATACTCCATTCCAGCCCCCTTGCTAAAATGAGAGGGCTTAGTTAGTTAGATTGGTTAATGATTACTGAGCAAATCGAGCCGGATAGCTGCAACTATCCGGCTCAACTCATTCGTGGACTACCGCGCCCGTAAAGAGCGCAATAGCCCTAGCGAATCACTTAGAATCCGCAGAAGATTCAGATTCAGATTCAAGAAGTTTGCGCGGATTCTTGACATGCAACGCGTCACAAATACGAATCGCCTTATCAAGCGTCATATTCTCGATAGAATTGACACCATTCTCATAGGCTCCGATACGTTGTTGAGTAAGCCCTGCCTTGTCGGCGAGCTGCTGTTGTGTCATGCCGCGCTTCAGTCTGAGTTCCCTCATGCCCATGTCAGTATCCTTCCGTCAGAAAATCCACAGGGTCGCATTGCAACGCCTCAGACAATCGTAACGCCGTCCGCAAATACATTTGCGAAACAGGACGACCGTTCGTCTCAAAACGGGAGATGGATGGACGTGCGATGCCGCTCAATCCGGCCAGCTCCACCTGCGTCAATCTGCGTGCCTTGCGAATGTTCTTCAATCCGACGACGCCAGCGGACACGCCGCCACGCCACACATGCTCATCTGGATACAGGTCCAACACGTTGCAATGCAACGCCTGCGCCAGCTTCGCGGCCGTACCCAAATACATGTTTCGCGCCTCGTCCGTATGGTTCTCATACGCCCACAGGCGCGTGAAATCCACGCCGGTCAACGCATTCAACTGCTGCAACGTCAAACCGTTACGCTCGCGCAGATCACGCAACCCCATGATGGCTCCTTCCAGACTTAAGGACACCATATCATCGGCGGCGAAGCCACGCCGCCGACGCTCAGTCAACCCAATCCGTATCCCAGTTCAGCATGTCCACTGGAATCATGCAGCCACCGGAACACTGGACGTACAGCCAGGTTGAATAGCCCATGCGAGCCGCCCTCACGCCACGGAACCATTCGCCAAGCCACTCGCACAGGAGCGACGGCAACGAACGACGACGCCAGAACGACCTGCCGGACGCATAATCGAACCCATCGTATTCGGCGATAGGGGAGAAGAAGCCATGTTTGCTCACTGTTTTTCCTCCTTGGTCCAAGGGATAATCTGATGCAACAGGTACGCCGCCGTCGTCAACCGGTCGTAAGCGGCCAGCACGTAAGCGGAATCGGGAGCGTTCCCGCTCCCAAGATTCGACAGCAATCTGACGGCCTCCAACGACTTGCCGACCACATTCGCGCACACGTCGGAATCATGGGCGTCCATCACACATGCCCCTCATCGTCGGCCTCCGTGTAGAACACGAAGTCAATGTCGTAATCAGAGGAAGCGTCGTATTGCTCACCGATTTCAATGGGAGTCAGCCCGCCCAATACTTCCGTGGTGAAATTCCAATAGTCATCGGAATGCGCATTGTCGTGCAGAAAGAACACCCACTCGCACCATTCGGGAAACGCGGACCAGAACTTCCGCCAATCCTCATAAGGCACGTAGTCGCCGAAATCATCGATACGGTAGACACCCTCGCAAGGTTCGAAACTCTTCTTGATGAAATGGCTCAAACCGGTGTTCGCCATGACTTCGATGTCATTCACGACATCCTCGCCGATCGGCTCATCCAACGGCATGGCCTTCAACTCTTCGACGGTAATCATCATTCTTTCCTTTCAATCAGCAGCAGAACTCGTCAGTGAGTTCCGCAAGATTCTTCATGCTCAGCCGCATGAGACGAGACCTCATGCCGACGCCATCGCGTTCCAGACGGTTCACCATGCGCTGCCGCGCCGTACCGCCATCCACGACCTCACAGGAGACAAGCACGCCACCGGGCACGGCGGCATCATCGACCTCGGCCTTATACGCTTCGGCGTCAGCCTGAGATCCGTGCCGCCGCATTTTGAGGGCGCCGCCAACATATTCCGCAGTCCACAGGCACGTCATGTCAGTCAACCTCACGCGCGTAATCGCGCAAGCATTGAGCCTTGCTATCGGCCTTAAGTCCAGCCTGCTTGAAGAACTCACGGATATGACGCCACGTCGTGTTAGACAAGTCAGCCGGATGTCGATGAATCCAGAAGAAACCTCCGACCTTACCCTTGGAAGTGATATACAGGGACACAATCGGCGTCTCATATGACGTCAAAATCATGCTAGCGCCGGAATCGTCAACCATGAATGTGACATAAGCCTTGCCATAGAACGACTTGGCTGAATCATATTCAGGACACAACTCAAACCTTTTGCCACCCAACAATGAAAACGACATGATATACTTTCCTTTGCAATTAGGAGTGAATATTGATTGCATGGCCGGTCGCAGTCCCACCTGAGACCGGCACTTTCATTTCCCTATGCCGCCCCACGACAGCACCTTGCCGCCGTCAACCAGCACGTAAGACTCGCCCATGCGATTGCCAACGGACACGGCACGCCACTCGCATATGCGCTCGTAGCCGCCAGCCGTACTACCGTCTTCCATGCCGCACTGGGGGATATCCGACAGCGACGTGTAGCCAGCCAAGTCGGCCTGACCATAGTCAGCCGTCGCATACGTCTCACGCCACCAATTCCATTGCTGTTCAGGCGTCCCATGAGGGTCGGCCACCGGCACGGGATTGCACACCGGCGAACACGCCACGACGAACGCCGCCACGCCCACGGCCAGCAGTCCAGCCAGCTTCACACCCTTACGCATTCCGCTTACCTCCCTTAGCGGTCTCGATATAGCCAGGAAGCTTTTCCATGTCGAGATACATGTCGCCCGACACCGGGTCAGCATCATCCCGCCACGCCTCAAACACGGCATCACGGTCAGCTCCACCCAACATGACGTCAGACACCTCGCCATCGAAGTAATCCCGCAGCCACGCGGCCTCACGCCGCTCGTAATCGGATTCATCCAACACCGGGTAGTAGCGCCCATCCTTGATAATCATGTCTATCGCATATTGGACGACGGCCTGATCCGACAGTCCGCCATGCCCGTCCGTCAACTCAATCGCATAGCCGACACCGCAGAACGCGCGCGACGCATAACCGTAGTCGGACAGCCACCGCACGGCAGTCTCAATATTGCTTTCGTCCAGCGCGCTATCGAAGTACAGCAGCCGCGAAACCTGATACGTGTACTCGTTGAATACCGTGTCGGCCACGCGGATACACCGCACCCATTCCAGAATGTCCGGCAGCACGCTATCGAACGACGGCAGACCAGTGTAGCCGACACCGTCCCACACGTCACGCAGTTCCTCGTACAAGTCGGCATCCTCAGCCGTATCCTTGCGAATCTCATGCACATACATTAGATTTCCCTCACTTTCAGATGAATAGGTTGATTTTCAGCGAGACAACGTAAGAAACAGGTCTGTATACCACAGCTCCAAGTCGAGAGCCTTAAGCGCCCTGCACGCGGCCACATAGTCGCCCGAATCCATGCATTCGACAAACTGCTGCGCATAGGCGCACGTCTCAACGTCATCGGAAGACATGCATTCCAGCAAGTCGTCAACGCTGGGCCATGCGCCCAGAGAATCATCGACAGTGCATTCCCCATGGCTATACAGGTGCCACGTCATACCGTCGAGATTCCAGCAATCCGACCCTTTGCCGTTCAGTATGTCGCCTAACGTCTCAGGCCAATCCATGAACTCGTAATCGGCAATGACACTCAGGCTTAGATTGTGCGCGTCATACAAGTCGGCCAGCCGTCCCCAGTCGGCTTCGGCGGAACCGTGGTTGTACACGTCCCATATGCCCTTAATTTCGTCGGCCATATCCCTGTATCCGGACGGCGGCACCGGACTATCATTCCCACGCATGTACGCAAGAAGCTCAGGCGACGGCGCTGTGACAACGTCAAGACTGGAACCGTCCAAACCGTCCGGAAACTCAGCGCCATTGAATGAATACAACTCCAACGTGCCGCCGCCCCGTTCGGACTCGTGCAAACCATGACGCCCCGCCATGACGTCGTAAAAATCATCAACGGAATTAAACCCAGACATGATTACCCACTTTCATAGAGATAGAGAATGTTGATTAGCTGCCATACGACGGCACAGTGCGCGGGTGAGGAATCGCACCCCACAGAAACCACTAAGCCGCGCCATAGCCCACAGAGGGCTACAAGTCAGAACGGCAACCGTCCATCATTGACGGCATCACGAACGGTGTGAATGACAGCTCTACCCGCCGCATAAAAATGGTCGGCTAGTATGGCATCCTCGCCCAGTCCATCAAGCGCCCCAGCGTCATGCATTCTGTAGAACAGGTCAACCGCCATCAGATCAACGGCCTTATGCGGCCACCTGTCGTAAAAATCACTGGTCTTGATAAAGGCCACATAATCCACCCATGAGTCATGCCATTTTCTGTCATTGCACAGCAATAGCAATACCTCATTGGCAATGTGGCTAGTTCCGCTCTCGATATCCTTGATATCCATTTCAGTCCTCGCTTTCAGAATCATCCAGCTCGATATCGTGCATACGCGCGATAAACTCGAAGTTCTCCCGCTGTTCGTCGCTGCTCAGGGCTTTAACCAATTCATTTAGAAAATCCTTGGCCCCCAGCGTTTCCAGCAGAACGTCATACATTTCATCAGTGGTCATTTCAATACTCCCTTTTTGTTAGTTGGTTACATTAATTTTGATAGTGGTTGGCAATTTTCCTTTTAAGGTCAGCCAATGTGCGCGCCTTGATTTGCACGCCACGTTTTCCGTCGTGCCATTCTTCGTTAAAAACGTAGCTCCCGCCCCAATCGGGCTTAAATTTCACCACGTCGCCCACACGTTTGCCGTCAACCGTCACGTACCGGCAATACCCGTCGTCAACGGTATTGCTGTATGCGCCCGGCAACGTGGTCAGGCTCCGAACTTTTACGATTTTGACAGTCATTTTTTAACCTCCGCTTGTTTGTTGGTTACATTTGTGTAATCACTCATGTCATACAAGAGTGATACCAGATATATCGACGCGAGTTTGGTTGTCCCTCACATTCAACCGCGCCGCAATAGGATTATCGTTTGCCACGATGGAATCATATTCAAACTTTGCCGTCGCGCGGAAGCCGTGCCCGTTCGGCGAAATGCCGGATATGTTGACTCCAACGCCATCAGTGACCCTAATACGGTAGATTGTGATCTGCTTTTTCCTCTCGCCTTCGGGGAAGAACAATTCGTTATCGCATAAGCTCCTCACGTTGCCCTCAATCATGGTGAGCAATGCCGTGTAAGCATGACGCGCCGATTGGCTCATCTTATTCATGCCCTTGATTGTTATGCGCGCGTCCGGGCTGATGGCGATACCATCGCTATCCCTCTTATGTTTGGCGTTGATGTATTCCAACGTGTGGGCGATATCCACACATGCAATGAGATTGTTGGTTTCAATCATGATAAACCCCCTTAAGGTCTAGTGTTTGGTTTGGTTGATTACGTGCCACCATGAGGAATCGCACCCCATTAAGGTCTAAACGGTGGCGAGAGGGCGCAACCCTTGCGGATTACGCCCGTGAAGATTTGTTTTTTTGGCTAACACCACCCGCAAAGTGGCGCAGAGGCGCATACGCACCCCCTATAGACTTTTATTGTCCGCATAGTCCCCGAACTACGTTCGTGACCAACCGCCCATAAAGCAATTGACGGGGCGCTAGGTATGTCTACCCTCGTAACCCGTTATGCCGTGGTTTACAACCTATGCCGCCAACCATGCTCACGCATGGAAAACATAGGCATTGCCACCTATCTATTGGCCTATCCTCATTGGCGGTAGTCTCTCACACTACGCCAAACGTCGGCGGTACCCCCTTACGAGTTCTCGCGCTCTACATTGTCAATCAAGTTCACGTACACTGCCTAGGCAAAATTGGCACTACCAACCACGCCCACATAGTGGACATTATGCACACACCCCGAAAAACGCCGCCACCTAACCCCCTCCCAAAGAAAGGGGGTGAAGCTCAAACTACCGACCTTCGGTAACACTATTCATTTGTCAAGCACTCGCAACACTCACAGGCGGGCACACCACACCTCAGTGCAGTGACCATCGTTCCACACGTGGCGGATTCGTAATACACATACATGTGCACCACCTGACCGTCTCAGGTCAGGCTATGCGGTGCCTAGGCACCTAGCCACCACGGCTTCATCTGCCGGTTGCTCACAAACGGTGCAAGTGGCGCGGTGTAGATACCGTGCCGACCTCGCTAGGCTGACTGCCTAACCGGTTGTTAGCTATCACTATACACACCAATAATGGTGTAAGCAAATCAAGAAAACAGACCACTACAAAACATTGAAATAACGCCATTCTCTCGGCGTGTCGCAACACAGCTAAGGGGAGCGAAAACAGAAAAGAGACGTGACTACCACGGGAAAAAATAAAGTCAAGCAAGATATCAAAATACGGACAAAAAATATTGAGCAAGATAGATATAAATAATAAGGTATACGACACAATGACGCGCATACGTACAACTGTACGAACGAACATTTGTACCATCGAACGAACGTTCCAACCGGGGCTAGGGGAGGGTCCTCCGGTGGACGTGGTCGGGGCCGTCGGGTCAATGGTAGAAATAGTGCGCGCCGTCTGAAAAAGTCCGCGCATGAAACGTGACATGACAACGACGATGTTGGGGTCACATTGAAATCGTCTTCAGCATACCATGCGACACGCCGTATTCTATGCCGTTTCCATTGCAACGTTGATGCAACGTTAGGTATGAGTATGCTGTCGCATGTCGGAATGAATTTTGGAGGACGCGTGGCGTCCTTGTGGGTGTCATTCCGGCAAGCGGTTCGGTGGTGCTCCTTGTCTCTTGGTTAAGGATTCCGACCGTTGGGACGTTTGTGTTCATAAGGGGCACCACTAGGGACAGTTGGCTGAGTCTGGTTTAAGGTAGTCGCCTCGAAAGCGACCGACTCTAACGGGTCCGGGAGTTCGAATCTCTCACTGTCCGCAGATGGCATCTTCCTAGGTAAGGTGCGATTCGGTTTCAAGTCCAATGCGAGAGGCTTGTTGGTACCGCCGTTTGATCTCGCACATGGTTCCTATCGCTCTTGTGGGAGTGTTAGTCGCGCGTGGTTTTCTGGCTCCTCTTGACCATGCGTGGTGAGATGCCGGTTCGAATCCGGCTGGGGACCCTTTGAGGGTGGATGAATCCCGGAATATAGTGTGTTGCGTTTGGATTGTCCGTGAGATTGCGTCCATCCTCGTTTCTTGTGCCGGTCCCATCCAGTGCCGCCTATATGGCTGCGCCATTTGTTTTTTGGGGCTGACTTGCAATCCTGTTGGCACAGCCTTTTGGTTGTCGGGTTCGATTCCCGAGGTTTGCTCTAGGTTTCATGGGGGTAGCTGCCTGTGAGATCGATGGCATTGCTCGAATATCCCCGCGGAACATGTGGGGGATAAGAGGCTCCCTGCCTTAATCAGGCGGTTGATGACCGAAGGGGAGGCACGGCCAAACGGGTGCATATATACATACACGTTCCTTGCCGTTGGTGGTAAAAACCATTCCACCATGCCGAACGTCTTGCCGACTTGGACGTTAACTAAGTCGGGTATATGGCATTGGTGCAACCGGTAGCATGGCGGTCTCCAAAACCGTCGATGTTGGTTCGAGTCCAACATGCTGTGCTCAGCCTACCCACAGGTTGTGGGAAAGGTCTTCGGAGTCGTCTTGTGGCGGCTCTAGTTTTAGCTGATCCGCCTAGTCTGCGGGAACAGTCTCCTGAGTCGTTGCGGCGGCTCTTGCTTTTGGATGCTTGGCAGAGTGGCTTATTGCACCACCTTGCTAAGGTGGCGACCGGGAACGGTCCGGGGGTTCGACTCCCTCAGCATCCGCGCGCCGTGGCTGGCGGTAAAAAGCCATTTTTTGCCATTGGATTTCCTTATGGCGGTTTGGGTTAGATGACGGGCAATCCCCATGGTTTGGGTGAGTGTGGCGTGGGGATTGCCTGTTTTCTTTTGCTTTGGTGGCGGAATGGTAGACGCGGCGCACTCAAAATGCGTTGTCTTGTGGCGTGAGGGTTCGACTCCCTCCCGAAGCACTGAGGAGTGGTGATGACCAACGATTGGAATAAGTCGCATCGCAAGGAACGGTTCAATCCTGGTTGGGAGCGGACGCGTCGTGAGGTGTTGGATTATTACGGGTGGCGTTGCCAGTATCCGGTGATCGGTGATGATGGCGTGTTGCGTCCGTGTGGCGCTCATGCGAATGAGGTCGATCATATCGTTCGTGCCGAGGATGGTCGGCCTGATGATGATTCTTGGGATAATCTTCAGGTTCTTTGTCGTGCTCATCATTCTTATAAGACTGGTTTGGAGTCGGCTGATGCGCGGCGAAGGAAGAGGGTTGAGCGTGAGGAGGCTCGTTGGTACAGGCATCCCGCGTTCGGTTAGCTGAGGGTGAGTGCAGTGTGAATGGGTGTGATGGGCCTGTTCATGCTCATGGGATGTGTAGGTCTCATTATGATCGTTGGCGGCGTAGTGGCAGTGGTGCCCGTAAGCGTCGTATGAGTCGTGCGTGTCTGGCGTGTGGCTCTTTTTTTGAGACTGAGCGTCGGGACAAGGCTTTTTGTTCGGCTCGTTGTCGTAAGCGTTTCCAGCGTTTGAAGGCTGAGGGTGCGGCTCCTAATCGTACTCCGCAGCCGTTGAAGTCGGTGTTGTGGGAGCCTCGGTCGAATGCCCGTGTCGGGCGGCGGGGGAGTGTTCCTACTGGTTTTTGGACTGCCGAGGACGAGTGGAACGCGTGTTCTCATACGTGTCCGGTTTGTGAGTTGCCGCTTGACCGGTCGGTTGATGTTTTGAGTGATGATTTTCCGGTTGGCGCTTGGCGTGTGCCGTTGGAGCAGGGTGGTGAAAACTCGTTGGCTAATCGGATTGTCGTTCATCGCAGGTGCGCGTAGTGCCGTAACGGGCTTCGCGCTTGTCGTCCCGTAATGGGGCTTTGCGGGGAGTGATGTTATGGGCAGGAAGACGAGTGATTCCGGTAATCAGGTTTTGGAGATTCCTGATGGGAAGTTGGGGCCTGATTTGCCTCCGGCTAACCAGATTTTCCCCAAGGGTGGGGAGTGGTTGCCGTTGGTCGCTCATTGGTATGAGGAGTATCGGCGTAGTCCGAATGCTTCGATGTTGCGTTCGGCTCCTTCCTGGATGGCTGTCCAGTTGGGTTTCGCGACGATCAATGAGATGCTTTCGACTCGTCGTTATGCGACGTTGATGCCGGTCGTGCGCCAGTTGTTTGACGAGTTGGGTTGGACTCCGGCTTCGATGCGTGCGTTGAAGTTCGATGTGCCGGAGGCTGACGACCATGCCGCTTCGGATGGTTCGAATCATGCTGTGATTCAGGATATCGATGCTTGGCGTCGCAAGATCGAGGCGGCTGGCTGACATGCATTTGATGATTCCTAACCTGACTTATGAGGATAGGCGTAGGAGTCTTGGACGTTTGGCGTTGTGGTGGGTTGAGACGTTCAGTCTCATCGGTCGCGGTGGTGCGACCGGCAAGCCTGTCACTCATAGTCCTGAGTATATCCAGTTCTATTTGAACGCCTATGCGTTGAAGCCGAATGGTCGGCGCAGGTTCAATCGTGTGAGCTTGTGGCGTCCGAAGGGTTGCAACAAGAGTGGTTTGGGCAATGATCTGGCCTTGTTCGAGGCTTTTGGCCCTTGTCGTTTCGACCATTGGGCTAATCCTGGTGAGACGTATACGTTTCTTGGTCAGACTTACTATTATCTGCCGGGGGAGCCTGTTGGCCGTCCGGTTCAGCGTCCTGAGATTCTGTGTTTGGCTACGTCCGAGGACCAGTCGGGCAATATCTTCGATTCGATTTACTATAACTGCACTTCCGGCCCGTTGGCCCAGTTGCAGGGTTTCGGCATGGAGGTCACGAAGACCCGTATCGGCTTGCCGGAGGGTGGGGAGATTATTCCCACGACTTCCGGTGATGCGTCGAAGGATGGTGGTCTTGAGACTTTCGCGTTGATGGATGAGGTGCATCTGTATACGCTGCCGAAGCATCATTCGATGTATAAGACGGTTCAGCGTAATCTTCCGAAGCGTTCGTTGGATGCCGACCCTTGGGTGTTGGAGATGACGACGTATTTCCGTCCGGGTCAGAACAGTGTGGCGGAGAACACGTTGAAGATCGCGGAGGATATTCAGGCTGGCCGTTCCAAGCATTATAAGGGCTTGTATTTCGACTATCGGTATTCGACGCTTCCTATCGAGGATTTTCCTGATGAGAAGAAGCTTGAGCACGCGTTGTATGAGTCGTATGGTTCTGCCGCCCATTCGGATGATGGTAAGGATTACATCATTCTTCCTGATGGGCGTATCGAGGCCGTTGATGCCGATGGTTATTCGGTTGAGGGGTTCTCGCTTCGTGATGATGGCGTCGAGCCGGGGCCGTCGAAGGATGGTTGGGTTGACATTCATGGTCTGATGGGGCAGATCTACCAGCCTGATTCGGACCCGAATGATTCGATTCGTTATTATTTGAACTCTCGTGCGTCGAGTGAGGATTCGTGGCTTACGGAGCCTGCGATCCAGTCGCATTTGGCTTACAGGGATTTGTATGGCCGTGCTGTCGGCTCGTCGTCTCGTTTGGATGGGGTCTGGAAGGATTTCATTGACGAGGATGAGGAGATCACGCTTGGGTTCGATGGTTCGATTCGCAATGATTCGACCGCGTTGGTTGGCTGTCGAGTGTCCGATGGTCTGCTGTTTCTTATCAAGTTGCAGCAGCGGCCTGATAATGCGGACCCTGATTGGCGTGTTGACCGTGATGGTTTCGATGCCGCCGTGCGTCGTATGTTCGAGAATTACAATGTCATCGGCTGTTTCGCCGATGCGCATTTCTTCGAGTCGATGATTGGCGGCTGGGAGGCTGAGTATGGGCGTGGCATGAAGGTGTTCGCCCGTGGCCAGTCTTCGATGATGAAGTTTTGGACGAATAACTGGTCGCAGGATATGTATCGTGCGTTGCAGTGCGCGCATTCGTCGTTTGAGTATGCTCCCGAGCCTGTTGAGGAGGGGGAGCCTGACCCGAATAATATTCTTTTGTGTGCCGACCCGCGTCTTGTGTCGCATTTCCGTAACGCGAAGCGGCGTGAGAAGAGTTGGGGCTATCAGATTCATAAGGAGACGCCTAAGAGTCCGCACAAGATCGATGCGTGCATGGCTGGCGTTTTGGCTTATGCGGCGCGTGAGAAGTATTTGGGCCAGTTCGAGGATGATACTCCGCAGCGGGTGATGCCGCAGCGGGTCTGGTGATTTTGGGGTGTTCGTATGGCTTCCACATCTTCTAATATGCAGAGTCTTGTTACTGGTGATGACGAGCCTGATGGTGACGGTCTGGCGTTGACGCGTCTTGCAACGCGTTTGCAGAATCGTATTCCTGACCTGTGTGTGTTGAAGACGTTTTATGACGGTCGTGAGACGGTTCCGTTGCAGTCCGTACCGAAGGCGGCGACCACTACGGCCAATGCAGTGTATAGGCGTTTTGTGGATATCTGCCCGTTGAATCTGGCCCATACGATTGCGGATGCGGTAATCACGTCGCAGCATCCTACCGGTTTTCGTCTTGTCGCCGATAAGACGATGCGGAGCACGGATGCGGATGACATGTGGGATAAGTGCGGCATGGATGTCCGTTCGTTGAACATGTTCATGGATGCGGCGATCTACGGTGCCGCGTATGCGATGGTTCTCGGCAAGGAGAATCCTTCGTATATCCAACGGTTGAGTCCGTGGAGCACGGTTGTGTCCGACGACAAGGATTCGGCTGTGGTGTATGGGTGGTCCGAGGAAGAGCAGATCGAACGGTTGACTTTGTATCGCATCGTCCGTAATGATGACGGTGAGATTCAGAGCGTCTATTCGCGTACCGCGAAGCATGAGGTCAAGTCGCGCACGTTGCCTTCCGATTCGGTCGATGACGAGGATACCGTGTATGACCTTGCCAACGACGATTCGAAGAAGCGTCCAGAGTTCGAGGCGCAGTTCGAGTGGGAGGGCCAGTCTTCCGGCGATGATTGGAAGTTCGCCCTTGATTGCGGGTGTCTTCCTATCGTGCAGTTGACCACTCCTAACGGCAAGGGCCAGTTCGAGGCTTCCTTGAAGACGTTGAGGTCCATCGACCAGCAGCGTTTTCAACGGTTCTGCATTCAGGAGATGCAGGCGTTCAAGCAGCGTTGGGTGTCGGGCGACATGCCTGAGTATTACCAGAAGAGCGACCCTGCGGTCAAGGCCGGTAAGGCCCAGGACGGTGACAAGATCGACTATTCGGAACTGTTCGAGATGGGTCCCGCCGCGTTGTGGCTGCTTCCAGCCGATGCGAAGATCGGCGAATCGTCCATTACGGATATCACGCCGATTGTGAATGCGGCCGCTTCCGATGTGAAGCTTCTGGCAGGTGCCACTGGCACTCCGCTGTCAATTCTTTCGCCTGATGTGGCTGGTTCCGCCGAGGGCGCGAAGCTGACGACCCGTATGCTGCGGTTGAAGGTCCGTGACATGAACATGAGGGCCAATGACGCTTTCGTGCTCCTGTTGAAGATGGCATTGACCGCTTCCGGCAGTAACGCTTCGGAGGAGCGTTTCGAGACGACTTGGGAGCCGTTGGAGCTTCCGTCCGAGTTGGAGCAGTGTCAGGCGGCGGCTCAGGTGAAGGGTGTTCTTCCGTTGAAGACCATCGCCCGTCGTTATCTGCATATGACCGAGACGGAGATCGCGGAGATGATTCAGGATGCCCAGGATACGAGTTTCCTGAATGCCATGGCGCGGCAGAACGCGGCTTTGGATTCGTCGGCGAAGCAGACTGATACGACGATGAATGATTCGTATCTGGGTGACGGGTCCGGTTTGGATTCGTTCTCCACCGGCTCTGGATCGGATTCGATGTCGTCCGATGGGTCGTCGTCGGATGATTCGTCCGACGTTATGGGGGTCTGATGTCTGATGCCGCGTTGGTTGCCGTTCAGGCGTTGGATGACCAGCGGTTGAAGCTGGTTGACGAGTTCGTCCGCAGGGCTTGGAACATGTGGCGTAGCCTGACTCCTTCAGACTGGTGGAATGATGCGGTGGCCGAGGGGGCGGCTGCTTATGTGACGCAGCAGCATATCGCGTTCGTGAAGGCTATGCGCCAGCAGGGCATCTCGTATGCGGATACGATGCTGCGTCTGGCCGGTGTGAACGGTTTGGGGGATATCCCGCAATATGAGGTCGTTCGCGCCAACACGGACCCGTGGCAGGTCGCCATGAGGGTCGCGGACGAGTATCGCACTCAGGCCGTGAAGAATCCTGGGATTCGACCTGCTACGTGGGATGAGATTCTGAAGGATGCCGACCAGTCCGCCGCCAACCATGTGAAGGCTTGGCTGATGGCCGCGAAGGTCCAATTGGACACGAACGCGGTGACCGATGGGTATGTCGCCCAGAATCGTGCCATCCAGTCGCGTTACCGGAGTTCCGGTGTCGGACGGTATCGGCGTGTGATTCATCCCGAACTGTCGAAGACCGGTTCGTGTGGTTTGTGTGTCGTCGCTGCGACCAACACGTTCACGAGGGCTGATTTAATGCCCATGCACAACAGGTGCAAGTGCACAATTTCTCCGATTACCGCATCGAATGATCCCGGGTTGAAATTGAACTCGGATGATTTGATGACGATATACAAGGCCGCTGGCAAAACGTCGGGCCATGATTATTCCACGAGCGCGACGGATTTGACGAAGCTTCGCGTGAAGGTCGTCAACAACAGCGAGCTTGGGCCTGTGCTGCTTCGCAAGGATGCTCCGGTGAATGAGAACGCGCCGGAATGGCATCTGCCTGACATGAGGATGACCCGCGCCCAGATGGAGCGCATGTTCGCCCGCGCGACCGAGTTCAACGCCCGATACGAGGAATTGCTGGATGGCGACAAGGATTCGGTTCAATTCCGGTTCGATGGGCGTTCGTATGAGTTCAAAAAGACAGTCCACACTAAACAGGCTTGGCAGTATGTGCGGAGCCTGTTGGCTTATTCTCGCGGTTTTTTGGGACTGGCCGCTTAAATATTAAGGAGATTTGGTCTTATGGCCTCTCAGGATAATGAAGTCGAATCCGAAAAGGACAAGACTGTTGGGCAGGCCGGAACGGTCGAGGATGCCGTGAAGGATGCTCAGACCACTCCGGTTGACGAACCCGCCGTCGAGCATGACGCTCCGGCTGATGATAAGGGTTCCGATGATTCTTCCAAGCCGTCCGATAATGACGAGCTTGCCAAATGGAAGGCTATGAGCCGTAAGAACGAAGACCGTGCTTCGGCCAATTACAAGGCTTTCCAGTCCGCTGATGCGGAGCTTAAGGCCGCGAAGACGCAGATTGCGCGTCTTGAGGCCAAGGCTAAGTATCCGCAGATCACGGACGCTGTTCTTTCCGACCTCTGCCCCGCAACGGAGCCGGAGGCCATCGCGTCGTGGGCTGAGAAGTATGCGGCGTACAACCCGATTGACACTTCCAAGGTGGAGAGGAAACCGCAGCAGACTGAGGATGCTTTGGCCCGCAAGGTAGCCATGCAGGCCGAGTTCCCGTCCGGCACCTCGCATCCGAAACGTCAGCCGGGCGACGCTTACAAGCGTGTGATGGAACGTCAGAAGGCACGTAAGCGCAGCAAGTAGTTTCCTACTGATTCTTTGAAAGGATTGAGCGTATGACTCAAGAGATGGCTCATTTCTCCGGTATCGTCACCGTTGAGGAGGACAATTCCTGGCGTTATGGCGAGAAGAACACCAATGATTCGGTGTCCGTCACCATCGTGCCTGAATTGTTCAAGACCGCAGACAACAAGTATCTGACCGGTGTGGGTCCGAAGGCCACGACCGTTTACATTCGTTCCGGCATTCCGCTGGCGAAGATCACTTCCGGCGCGAACGTCGGCTCGTATGGCCCGTATGACAAGCAGGCCACCGATGGCCGTCAGACCAAGATCGCCGGTCTGCTTGAATCCATGGTGTCCGTGAACATCAACCTGTCCGGCTGGGATGTGGACGACCCGCTCGTAGGCATGACCTATCGTGGCGACATCGTGGCCTCGAAGCTTCCGGTGAAGCCGGAGTCCGGTGCCGTGTGGGGCGGCGAGTTCTACGACGTTGAGGATGACGTTGTGACGCCGTTGTCCGCCTCGACCGGCGCGACCATCACCGCAATCAAGCTGACCAAGGATGGCACCAATGCCATCACCGGTGGCACAGCCACCCTCTCCAACGGTAAGACCGTGAACATCACAGTTTCCTGATTGACGGTCTTTTACTTCTAAACATTTTGTGAAACCCACCCATCGCGGTGGGTTTTTGCGTATCTAAGGAGTTTTTCTTGGCTATTGACAAGACTATCATCCCGCCGTCCGAGGCGACCGAGGTCGCTCAGGCGGGACATGACTATGTGAACGGCATCCTTCCGTTGTCGAACATCTTCCCGGTCACCTCCAACGGTGGCGACTGGACCGCTTCGTGGACTCCGGTCATTCCGAAGTCGAAGACCCGTGCGATGAAGCATCGTGCGTTGGATGCAGAGATCGGGCATACCAAGTCCGAGACCTCGACCGCTGAGATTCATGCCGGCCTGTTGCCGTTGTCCGGTATGGACCATATCTCCGAGCGTGATATCGCCAAGCATCAGGACGATACCGCCTATATCCACGATAAGGCCGAGGCGAAGTTCGAGGCTCTGGGCCAGCAGGCCGGTGTGACCGAGGAGTTGGAGCGTTTGCAGTGCTTGGTGACCGGCAAGGTGGTCATCAAGGAGAACGGCGTCGATGTGACGTATTCGTTCAGGCGTCCGAGCAACCAGCAGAATGTGAAGCCTACCACCACTTGGGATAATGACAAGTCGAATCCGTGCGACGACATCGAAGCGTGGGTGAAGATCATGCGCAAGGCTTACGGTCGTAAGCCGCACGCCGTCGCCACCACCGGTGTGGTCATCGATGCCATGCGTACCAACGAGTTCTTCCGTACGCAGGTGTCCGGCATGGATTTGGAGCATTCGAAGACCAAGCTGTCCCGTCAGGATGTGTTGGACGTGCTTCGTGTGCAGTCCGGCATCACCGACGTGCTTCTGGTCGATGAGGCTTACGAGGATTTGAAGCTCGACAACACCTTCGACATGGATGCCGATGTTTCCGCCGCGTTCCCGGACAAGACCTTCATCCTGCTTCCGTCGTTCAACGATTCGTCTCTTGGCGCTACCCTGTCCGGTCCTACCGCAGAGGCACAGAACTCCGAGTACGAGATCAACAAGAGCGTGAACGATGGTCTTATCGGCGCTATGTTGTCGCATCAGGCTCCGTTGAACTACGACATTTGGGTCAACGGCAATTATCTGCCGATTCTGAAGGAGGCCGTCTCGACCTTCAAGGCGGACGTGCTGGGCGAGTAGCCCTCTTGAAGCTTAGGGGGTTTCACTGATGTCGAATGGTGTTACCGATGCCGTCGATTGGGTGGAATGCTTGGAGCTTCATTGCCTTCCCGACGCCGACGTGTTGAAACGGTATCCGAACGCTTGGCTCACGTACATGTGCCATCGTGCGGAGACCGTGGCGTCCACTTCGAGCACGAACTGCTTGCCACGGTTGAAGTCCGGCGACCTTGACCTTGAGGATTACGAGTTCGTCATCTGTTCTATGGTGTGGCGCGTCATCCGCTATTCGGATATCAAGACCGAATCGAACGGCACGTACCAGTTCACGCGTTTCGACCCGCAGGACAATCCGCCAGGCAAGGATGCGTCGCCGAATCTGTATCTGTCGAAAAGGGAGAAGCAGATTCTTGACGGCTATGCGAATGGGCGCGGTCCTATCGGAACCGTTGGCGTCGGCGTGAACCGTATCTATGGAATGTGATGCCTATGTCTCGTGAAACATGGGATTTGGGGCATCCTTACGATAAGTCCGGCTCCGATGCCGTTGTGGAGCATCCTTACAAGGATGTCACGGTTCCTTGGGTGAAGCCTGATTCGATTCTGTATCGGGACAAGGTGATCGTCGTGTTGTACACGGTCCGTCGTGGGCCTCATGGCACGACGTATGTGCCCGGCAAGGCTTACTGGTGCTGGTGTTCCATCGAAGGCCGCGAGCAGCAGGCTGGCATGTTTTCCATTTCCGGTGCCGAGGATAAGTCGCCGCAGACTTGGGGCGGTTTGCGTGAGGTCACGCCGTCTCAGGTCGCCGCCGTGGAATGGCATGGCGATATCCATACGGAGGTCTGGTATCAGGGCGACTGCTACGACGTTGACGGCGCTCCGACGTTCCGTCAGCATGGCGAGGTTCCACACTATGAGATGCATATTCGGCGTAACGCCGACTATTCGCAGATTCCTGTGGGGTTGCGTCCGAAGCCTCCTGAACCGGACCCTGACGACCATGTGTGGGGTGAGGCCGATGGCAAGAGTTTTCATTGACCGTGATCTGAGCACGAAGGTGGCCGAATGGTTCGGCCCGCAGGCCACGTCGGAGAAGGCCGACGAGGTGCTTGCCGATGCGAGGATGCTTGCGACCGTGCGCGCCGAGGGCCGCGACCCGGGTATTCCGGTCGCGAAGGACCTGAGTCTTGAGAAGCGTTACCACGGCATCGACACCGACGTGTGCCTTGATGTCGATGGCCGTGACGGGTCGAACGTGGCCGTCGAACACGAGTGGGGCGCATGGAACGTGCAGCGCCGCCATTGGGTCGAGGGCCATCATGTGATGCGTGACGCTGCCCGTATGAACGGTGGTGTCTGATGCCGCTGATTCAGCCTGATTACGAGCGTTACCCGCAGGAGCGTCCGATGGTTGACTTCGATTCGCTCGTGTACACGCTCCTGACAGCCGGTTTCACGGACAATGCGGATTGGCCTGACGTGCATGTGCTCAACGAGGTCGATGTGGATGTCGATGCGTGGGCCTCGTTCTCGAACATCGTGTTGTTCCATTCGAACGCGCCGACCATGGCTACCGGCAATCATTCGACCGGCGTGTGGGATTGCGATATCGACATCATCGTCGCCACGAACGACGCCGACCGCTCTTTCGGCTTGGCGCAGGAAGTGTACCAGCAGATCATGCAGTGGCCGCGTTACGGACGTACCGATTATGGCCGTGTGATTCGGATTGTCGGCAATCCCGGTTTTGGCAAGAGCGCCGGTGGCAAGCAGGCCACGGGCAAGAAGGTGAAGCAGTATTCCGCTTCCTCTTTCACCGTCCGCGCGGAGGATTCGCTTCGCGTTGGATGATTTTCCGTTTTTTCGTTTTCAAGCCTCGCCTCGTGCGGGGCTTTTTTTGTAAGGAGATATGAGATGGCGTTTAATGACGACGCTACTTTGATTGCCACTTACGGCACTTTGTTCTACGCTCCGGTCGGAACCGCTCTTCCGGCTTCCGGCGCTAAGGCGTTCCGGTTGAACTCGGACACCATTCCAGCGGGCAGTGGTGGTGGCAATTGGAAGAATCTGGGGCATACTTCCGCCGACAACAAGATTTCGTTCTCGTTCGACGGCGGCGACGCGACCACGCATAGTTCGTGGGCACGTAAGAACCTGCGCACCACTTACGCCGATTCGACCTGCACCATCACCGCGAAGTCGTTGCAGTTGGATGGCGACACTCTGAAGCTGATCTACAACGGCAATGACGAGGAAGGCGGCGTCGGCGTGGATATCACCAAGAAGCCGCAGACGTTCAGCCTGTTCCTGTTGGCTCAGGAGTCCGCCGATGATGATTCGGACATCCGTTTCGGCGCTTTGTTCCGCAAGGTTTCCGTGACCTTCGATGGCGGTCCTGATTTCTCCGGCGATGATTTCGTCGAGCAGGGCATGACCGGCGAGGTCGAGACCGTCACCGGCAAGAAGCCGATTGTGTTCTTCGAGGCTTCGAAGATGAAGCAGTCCTGATCGAGGCTGTTTCCTCTTCGCTCTGACGCCGGACCCCCTGTTTCTCCTATCCGGGGGTTCCGGTCTTTTCCCGTTATTCGTTGACGGAAGATAGGAGATTTTCAATGCTTTCAGATAGGAGAAAACATGGTTGACAAGACCGTTGAAGAGAATACCGCCGCCGAATCCGATGATTTCCGTATCCCGGAGACTTGGACGGAACTGTGCGAGAACGAGCCGCTGTTCTCGATTCTGCCGCCTCTGGCCCCTGCTGAACGCCTCTCGTTCAAGCAGGCCGCACAACTGCGCAAACTGTCCAGCATGGCCGGTTTCACGCTCAACGCCGACCTCAACGGCCCCGAAGCCAAGTCCCTGAACGACATCGAGGCGAAGATCGACGAGCGTATGGAGTTCGTCGGCACGGCTTTGGATTGGGTCAAGTCGCTGACCGACGAGCCGGACAAGGTTGACGAGTGGACGACCGG